CACCCGGATCGTCCGAGAAGACCCCCCAGGCGATCACCAAAATTGGCAGCGTGAGAATTACGAGGACAGCCTCGTCTTTCCAGTCTGATTGTCTTGCCTCAAGTAATTTACCTTGGTAAGCTTCCTCACCTCGAGCTTGTTTTTCAGCATGTAGAAGCTGTGCCTCAGACATTGCCATCTTAGCTCTTTGCTTGTTGGCATATATCTTGCTACCAGCATTTACCGCTAATTTAATAGCACTTAACCACATAGTTTAGTACCAAGTTGCAGTCTTGCTTTTAGATTTTAGCATTCTTTTAGTTCCTTTTACCTCAACTTTGTCTCCAGTTGGGATAACGTTCCACTGCATACCGTCTGCAAGTGTTTTTGCTCTAGGATCTCTTTCAAGATTCTGAGAAGGAATGCTAACATCTGTCTCTTTTGTAAAAGATTCTTTTTTAGCCATTGTTTCTCCTTATTTTTTTCGTAACTTCTTTAATGTTATAGCAAATCTAGCTCTTTGTCCAAGCTTTCCTGGTTTTTTAGCCGCTGCTTTCAGTTTTGAAGCTGGAATTGTCTTGCCTTTTTTAATACCTAAAGATTTTCTAAGGGCTCCAGGTTTTTTTATTGCTTTTTTGATGTTTAATGTCATCTATTTTCTCCTTTGTACTTCTCAATTTCAACACTTGGTATCATTTTATCTACATTAGGTATAGATTTACTAAGTATTGTCTTCTCAATTGATGTATTAGCTCTCATTTTAGCTAATTTATCGTTTTGTTGAAGCTTGTCTTCGTGTTCCTGACGGTTCATAACCGCTTTCATACGATCTAAATTTATTTTTTCCTGTCCTTCAACTTTTTTACGCTCATTATCCATAGCTCTAAGGTCTAATTCTCTTGCTCTTAGCTTCGCAATTGGATCATTATCAAATTGAGAGGTAATTGATTTCTCTTCTTTTAAAAATTCTTCCATCATTTCTGCAATCAACACAGCTTTTCTTGCTTCTATCTGTTGAGACATCTGCATTACCTGTTGTTGCAACTGCGGGTTCTGTTGCGCCATCTGACTCATCTGTGCAATCTGCGCTAACTCTTTTGGAAACTCTAACTCTATCTGTTCTTGAGACATTAAACTGATGTGTTCAAAAACATTTTTCTCCATCGCTGCCATAACCATTGGATTATTTCTTGCAATGTTGGTTGCCATGAAATTTAAATGCGAAGTTATGTGAGCTCTATGATCTTGTCCAGGGAAAGCTTGAAATGGTTTTCCTGAAAGAGCCATGATGTTTTCTAAACTTGGATCTAAAGGTGTAGGTTGTTGAGGTTTTATTAATAACGTATCAATATCTTTTACACCTAACGCCTCGTACATATTTCTATAAGCTTGATACAAGTTGTGTATCTGCGGATTTGAAGTTGCCAGCTGCAACTCTGTTTGCGCGAGGGAAATACGCTGAGTTTGAGAAAAGATGTTAGGGTCAGCAACTGGCAAAATATCTACCCGATCATCAAAGTCTGCTTGTTTAATCATTCTTTGACCCCCAACGATGTCGTACGGATATTCCGGCGGTAAATATAACTTGAATACTCTTGCAAGAAGTTTGAATTCTTGTTTTAGTGAAGAGTAAATTCTTTTGTGAATTGCAGACATAGTTCTGCTTCCACGTTCTAATAATGCAACTGTTGTTCCAACCGCAGCTTGTTGATTGCCATCACCAACTTGTAAATCAGCAATAGACGCAAATCTCTGGCCAGCTTGAACAACAATACCCATTAAGTTTAATAACGTTGCCGATGGTTCTTTAAATGGCAACATCATAAATGAATCTTTTAAGTTTCCACCAGGAGCATCTACATCTCTAAATTCTCCAGGTTGAATTGACTGCGCATCATCCCTAATTCTAATGCCACGCATTTTAAATCCTGCGGGTAAGTTGGAGAGCGTACCCGCATCCAATAATTGACGAAGAGCTGCAGTTGCAGTTCTAGACAGACCACCAATCATATGGATGAGACCGAAGCCATAAAAACCTAGACCAGGTAAAAATTTAAAATGAACAAAATATTCAATTTTATTTTTCTTCGGATCTCCAATTTCGTAATTTCTTTTAATTGATAAAACATTTCGTGATGCTTCTTCGACTGTTACAATGTATGGAATTTTAATTCCAGAAGGTTCACCAGATTCATCTTGATCTTCAAATCCTTCTAGGTCTAAATTAATATGACACTCTAACAAAGTATAAACATCATCGTCTTGAGTTTTTCTTTGTCCCTCTAGTTCTCTTTCTTTTTTCTCTACTTCGTTTTCAACATTTCTAGGTGTGCCTAATTCTATGTCTCTATAGAATCCTGCCACTTGTTGTTTTCTTAATTCATTCTTAGAAATTTTTACCCGATGGATGATTGCTTCCGCATCGTCTAATGAGGTAGCCGTGTACGGTACAATCAAATCATCTGCAGGTACAAACTTTGATGTCGGCATTTGTTCAAGTTCATCATAATAAACTTTTTTAAATGCTGATCCTGCTAGTGGTAAATAAAATAGCATTTGATCAAAGTCTGGCTCATAGTCTTTCATTTTCTCCATGAGCTCGTAGTTCATGTAATCTTTTACTCTTTGCGCTTGTTGCGTTTTCTCCGGATTCGGCGCGCCGATAACTTGCGTTCTGACTGGACCATCTGCGGGAAGTAGTTCTTTATAAGCCAACGCTTGAAATTGTGTAACCGCTTCCGCAAGAACTGGGTGAGTAGCACCCGATGCTCCTTGGAAAGGTTCAGTTCGCATATCATATTTAAATCCTAATAAATCTAATCCTGTTGTATAAGTCTTTTCCCAATCTTTTCTACCCATTTGGTAGTCTTGATATTTTTGAGAAAGATCTGCTCCTATTTGTTGTAACACATCGTCTGGTAAAAATTCTGCTAAGTTAGCGTAGTGTTCATCGCCACCTTCTGGTGAAACTGCGTTAGGATCAAAATTAATATCTACTGATCCATCTTCATTCTCGGTTGTTTCAATGGGCCCTGGACCCTGTTGCTCTTCTACTGCAACTTCTTGTACCGTTTCTTGAATCTGTTCCTCACCCGGAATTGTTACTGAGCCCCTTGGACCTTGCGTCAGGGACTTGTCTATTTTGTCTGCCATTTCTTTTCTCCAATTTAACTGTTTTAACAGTATTATAATTAATTTTCAACCCCTGAGGCATGGGCCCTGCTTCAGGCGGCAGGAGCCAGGTCTTAGGATATACCTGCGATTTGTTTCGCGTATTTGCCATATACTGGTCCTCCTGTAGCTTTTCTCACTTTCCATTCTCTAGATGGAGTGGGATAATAAAATTCATCTTGCATAGATTTAATCTGACTTTCAGGGACACCTATTTTTCTAAAATAATCTCCTAATATTTCCGCATTTTGAGCTATTACATTTGCTTCATAAATTTCTTTTTCTTTTGTAGATAAGTCACTAAATAATTTAGCTTTAGGATTAATCTTATCTACATAGCCGATTATATATTTTTCATCTACATTGCTCATATCTACAAAAATATCCTCTGATTTAAATTTTTCCCCAACCTTAGGAATGTTAATATCTATTTGACCTAAACGATCAGTATGGCCTGTTAGATATTTTATATATGAATCAGAAATTTTTAAATCTGGTCTTGCTTCTTTAAGCTTAGTTTTTAATTTATTAAAATTCCCAACAGTCTCTATCAACTCTGAATAATTATCTTCCATTTGTTCTTTAATGTCTTTTAATCGAGTTCTTTGATCTTTTGTTATTTCTTTACCCACCATATCATCTAATTCTTTAAACCATTTATTATATTTAGACTCATAGCCCGTGACTTTTTTAACCTCCTGGTTAATTAAAGGATCTTCATAAACTAAAGAATTTATTTTGTTAACATTTGAGTTTTTAAATAACTTTGGAAATTTATCGGTTTCTTTTATTGAAACAGTGTGTCCTATATCATCTATTACATAACGTGGTGCTATTTCTAGATCAACTTTTAAACCTTCTTCTTTTAAAAGAGCATTAACTCTACTTTTAGCAGTATTTAATACCGCACTATAAAGTTCTGGATCTAGTCTATTTTCCACTTCTATTCTTTCTGTTTGAGACATAACTTCTCCTTTTACTCGTTTACCTTTATACTTTTCAGTCAACGCATTTACAACATCAGATAATTTATATTTCTTGTACCTTTTACCAGGCACCTCTTTACTTTTTATATTTAGTTTAGGATTATTTAACTCTTGAGTAAAAGCATCTCGTTCACTTTTAGCTAACCTTTTTGATAATCCATCTCCAAATTTAAAATCTAATATATTAGCAATATTTTGTGGAGACATGTATTCGTTTTTATTTTCTTTGGTTAGAAAATCTTTAAAATAATTTTGATCTCTTTTTACTTCAGTGGTTGCATCGACTAAACGAATTGGATTTTCTGGAACTTCTGTAGTTATTATCTCCTCAGAAACAGTACTAATTCTTCCAGTTTTTCTATCTTCACCCGCAGTTGTTCTGAGTCTAATACCTCTTATTTTTTCTCTACTTTCATTAAGAGATCTAGCAGCAGCTGATTCATTACCACCAAAATGTGTATTTTTATATTCTTCAAAAACTTTTAAAAATTCTTTATCTTTTGTTCTATCTTTTTTAGTAGATGTTCCAATAAAGTCTGCTCCTCTATAAGGTTCAATTTCACCAAGTTTTTTCTTTACTTCTTTTTTATCTTTAGCCAAAGTAAAAATAAGATCTTCTTTTTTTATTTCTGGAATCTCTGATCCACCTAATTGAGGAATTTCTACAGGAGGACTAACTGGTGGTTCTGTTACTTTAGGACCAAGAGTTGCTGAGTCATCAGGAAAACTTTCTGTCCATCCTTTATTATCGGGTACATATGTTTTTCCTGGTTTTAAACTCTCAGCTATTTGTTGTCTTTCCTTTTCCATTTCATCAGCATCAGGGCCAAAAATTAAACCACTTGGTGTTAACCCAAAAGCTAACATAATTGCTTTTGCTTGTGGTGTTTCTAATACTTCAGGGTTTTCTTGTATCTTCTGTGTTACTACATCAGATAATTCTTTAGCTCCTAAACCAGCCGTAGATATACCCAAGAGTTTAGCAACTCCAACCGTAGCGGGGTAAGCGACTGTTGGCGCCATACCTAATGCACCAGCAAAATACTTACGTCTCGCCACTCCACCCTCAGCTAAAAGATAAGGCGGATAATCTTCTCTCCTCTCTCCTTGTATTTCTAATACATCTTTAATTGGCATTGAGTCGTCTTGCTCTAAAGCTCTTGTTTGTCCTTCTCCTGCTTGACCAAACAAAGGTGAAAGAGCTGTATTAAATTGTTCTCGTGTAATGATCTCTTCTTCAACACCATCATTTAAATGTTCACTTACTAAATTAAGCCACTCTCTCCGACCCATTCCATCTTTTACTTTTTTTAAAAGCTTTAATTTATTTCTCCATTGAATTTTTTTAATTTGCTCTGCAGAGGGTTTTTCTTTTGGAAGAACGGGTCCACCGTTTTCGTATTTCTGACGCGGGCGTGTAAGATACGCCACCATTTCATTGTAATGATGGAGTTTCAATTTAAACTCCTAGTATTGCTGCTAGACCGCCTGATTGTTTATTATCTCTTAGAGCTTTAAGATCATCAGCTCCGATGCTTCCGTCTCCGTCTACATCTAATCTAACCTGACCTCCAACTAAATTTCCACCAGCTAAAGTAATTCTAGTTTTGTCTTCTTCAACTAATTCGTTTACTACATCCATTTCTGGATTTCTTTTAGCAGTTCCTATTCTCATTTCGTAAAACTCTTTTAATTCTTCTAGAGAATTTGGTTTACGACCTCTTTCTCTAATAAATTCTTTTACGACTTCTTCAATTCTAATTTCAGGATTAATATTACTCGCCATACCTGCTCTAGCGTCTCTTTTAAATTGTTCAAAAGT